TCTACGGACACCTGGCCGACTGGGAGACCGCGCACATCGGGCTGCCCGGGGAAACCCACGCGCCCAAGTCCCGGAGCGACTACGCGTTCTTCAAGACCGGGGTGCTGCGCACCGCGGGCGGCGCCGACGTCAACGTCGGTCAGCTCACCCTGGTCGGTGGGCACGCCCCGCTGAGCGCCGACGCGGCCAGCGCGGTCAAGCATTACGACGACACCGCCAGCGCGGTCGCCGACGTCGCGATCGGTGAAGACCAGCACGGCATCTGGGTGGCCGGCGCGATGCGCCCGGAGGTCACCCCGGCGCAGCTGCGGGCGTTCCGGGCCAGCGCCTTGAGCGGCGACTGGCGGCCGATCAAGGGCAGCCTCGAGCTGGTCGCCGCGTGCGCCGTCAACGTCCCCGGGTTCCCGATCGCCCGGGCCCGGGTGGCCGGCGGTCAGGTGCTGGCGATGGTCGCGGCCGGCGCCCGTCGGCTGTACGTCAAGCAGATCAGCCTGCTGTCCGACGCGGCCCTGGCCGAGCGGGTCAGCGCGCTCGAGGCTCTCCTCGCCGACATCGGCGTGACATCGGCGGAGGGCACCACCGTGTCAACCACGCCGTCCGTCCCCGCGACGCAGTTGACTCCCACCGGCGACTCCGGCACCGACGTGTCCAAGCTGACCCCACTGGACCCCGGCGAGACGCCGCCCGAGCAGGACGGGCAGGGCAAGCGGGAGGAGGTCCGGGCCAAGGTCCGGCAGATCCGCCGGGATCGGTTGCGCCGACGGGTGCACGTGACGACACCGAAGGAGCAGCCGGTCGCGGCCGGAGGTGGCACGCCGGATTTTCGTGACGGCCTGTCGCACGACGTGCGGCAGGCCATTCGTGACCGGGTCCACGGCGTGACGTCGGCCGGCCTGGTGGCCGGCGAACGGGCCAAGATCGGCGGCTACCCGATCAGTGACGTCGAGTCGCTGAAGAAGGCGATCAAGGCGTACGGCCGGGCCCGGCCGCAGGACCAGGCGGCCACCCGGGCACACATCATCAGCGAAGCGAAGAAGCTGAAGCGGACCGACCTGATCCCGAATGACTGGCTGACCGGTTCCGCGGCGCTGGCCGCCAGCGCCCGGGTCGATGCGGTGCGCGCACTGACCGCCGCCCGGATCGGCAAGTACCTGGAATGGCAGCATCCGCGCGGCATCGGCGGTAAGTGGATCGAGAAGTTGGGCGCGGTCGACGTACTGGATCAGCACGGCGGCGGCAAGGGCAAGCGCGGCACGATCAAGGACCTGACCGAGAAGGGCCCGGTCGTCCAGTACCCGGACGGCAAGTCGGAGACGATCCCGCTGAAGGATGCGGCGACCCGGATCCGGGTGGCCCCGAAGGCTCGCGGCGAACTGCCGGGTGAGGCGCCGGAATCGCCGAAGGCCCTGCCGAACCCGGACCAGGTCACCCCGGGCGAGAAGATGACCGGTCCGGCGGCGGAGGCCAATCACGCTGCCTACGAGGCGGGCCGGGCAACCCCGCGTGAGCTGGAGGCGAAGGCCGCGGTGCCGGAGCCGACGGACAAGCAGGGCCGACCGCTGCCGCGGGTCGAACGCGACGCCGACGGCAAGATCATCGTCTCCGATGAAGCGAAGCGACTGGGCAGTGAGGTCTACCAGCGCGGGGTCGAGGCCGAACCGGACATCTCTGCGGAGCTGGCCGGGCTGGTCGGCGACTCCGACCCGGCGAACTACCGGGAGCCGGGGGCCGGTGAGGGCAAGCTGTACGGCTTCCAGTACCGCCTGAAGGCGGAGGCCGGGGTTCAGGAGAAGGTCGAACGCAACGTCGAGGAGGACAAGCTCCAACGCGAGGACGCCGCGGCCAACATCAAGGACGCCGTCCGATACACGGTGCACTTCCCGGAGGACGAGTTCGGCCGCCGGTCGCAGGAGGTCATTGACCAGCTGACCCGGGACAACGCCAAGGTGGTCGTCAAGAACACCTGGCCGCCGGAGGCGGGGCGGGCCTACAAGGGCGTCAACGTCAACGTCTGGCGGGACGATGGCACGGTCTACGAGGTCCAGTTCCACACGCCGGAGTCGCAGCGGGTGAAGGACCAGATGCACGGGCTGTATGAGGATCAGCGCAAGACGGTGCACCGGTCGCCGGAGTGGCAGCGGATCGAGGACCAGATGAACGAGCTGGGCGCGGGTCTGGTGCGCAACAACGCCCCGCAGGGCGTGAACGACATCCACGGCTACCCGCCGGGCGAGAAGCCGCCGCCGGCCGGGGCACCACCCGAGACGCTGTTCCCTTAATGACATCACCCGGCGTCATGTGGTATATTGAGACCGAAGGAGGTGCACGATGACATCACCAAGTGAGGCCGCGCCGGCCCCCGAGCAGGGGACCCCCACCGGGTATTTCCTGGCCAGCACGCCGGGGATCAATGACGACCAGCCCTACAGTGCGGCCAGGTGGTACTGGCCGGACTCGACGGATGTGGAGATTTGGGACGCCGGCTCCAAGAGCTGGGTCCTGAACGACTCGTTCGCGTCGATCAACGACGACCCGAAATGGGAGAACGCCACCGAGGAACAGGTCATGGCCTGGACCCAGAGTTAGACGCGTCCGCCCTTCGAGGCGGGCGGGCCCACGGCGATCGGCAACGAGAGCGTGCACAGTGGGTCGACAACTGAATAACGAGAACCGCCCCGTGTCAACCGACACGGGGCGGTTCTGTTGTACGCTCCCTCCCGAGCGATCGGACGACAGCGGTGACCACGCCCGCGGTCCGGTACCTCCACCGATGGTCCTAGTTACTGACCCATCTGGAGGTAACTCATGGCGTCGCTCGCCGACTACCAGGCTGATCTGGCCCGGCTGACCGAGCTGTCCGATGAGGAACTGAACGCGCTGTCGGACAACCTGATCGCCGCGTTCGACGAAGCCGACCAGGGTGAGGCCGACGACGCTGCGCTCGAGGAGCTGGCCGCCGCACTGGACACCGTGCGCACCGAGCTGGAATCCCGGAGCAGCGCAGGAGAGCCGACGGCCGAGCAGCCGCCGGACATCGCCGCCGCCGCCGAAACCGTCGGCACCGACACCGGCGCCGCCCCTGAGCAGCCGGCCGTCACCCCCGACCCCCCCGCCGAACCGCCGGCCGAGCCGCCTGCGGCCGAGCCGCCTGCGGCCGAGCCGCCGACTCCGCCGGCCGAAACTCCCGGCACCGAGGCGCCCGATCCGAACGCGGACGACGACGCGGAGAAGGCGACCGACACCACCGCCACGGTGACCGCCCCGCCGGGGACCGTCACCACCATCGAGACCAAGTCCACCCCCACAACGTCGGAAGGAACCGCCGTGGCCGCCTCGTCCACCGCAGTCGTCCCCCGTGAGGCCGAGCCGGTTGTCGCGAGCGCGGCATCGGTGGTTCTCGCCGGTTCGGACATCCCGGGCTTCTCCACCGGTCAGACCCTGACCAGCCTGCAGCAGTTCGGGCAGGCCATGACCACCCGGATCAACCAGCTGGGTCGGCTGGGCGGCGGCGACGGCGAACACGTCATCGTCGCGTCCGTCCGGTCCGAGGCCCCCGCCGACCGGGTGCTGGACTTCGGGGACCCGGAGAAGGCGTGGGAGAAGATCCAGGCCGTCACCGACATGGACGCGATCGTCGCGGCCGGCGGCTGCTGCGCCCCGCTGACGACCCGCTACGAACTGTTCGACTGCGGCGGCGACTCGTCCCGGCCGGTGCGCGATTCTCTCGCCGGGTTCCGTGCCGACCGGGGCGGCATCCGGTTCAGCAAGGGCCCCGAGCTGGCCGACCTGAACGCCGGGGTCGGGTTCTGGACCTGCGCCGACGACGCCGACGTGGACCTGGCCGACGACACCACGTGGAAGAAGTGCGCGCGGATCGAATGCCCGCCGGAGGAAACGGCCGAGATCCAGGCCGTCACCCTCTGCCTCACTTTCGGCGTCATGCAGTCCCGGGTCTATCCGGAGCTGGTCACCGCCAACACCAAGCTGGCTCTGGTCGCGCATGCCCGGCTCGCCGAGGCCGCCCTGCTCGCGCAGATCAAGGCGGGTTCCACCGCGGTCGCCGACGGCGGCACCGGGTGGGGTGCCATCCGTGACCTGCTCGACACGGTCGGCCGCGCCGCCATGTACTACCGCGACCGGTACCGCATCGGCCAGGCCAAGCTCCGGGCGATCATCCCGTCCTGGGTGAAGGAACTGCTGCGCGGCGACATCATCGCGGGCCCGGACTACGGCAACCTGCGCGGCCACTTCGGCATCTCCGACGCGGAGATCGAAGGGTTCTTCAAGGACCGCGGGATCAACGTGACGTGGGCGTTGGACTCCGCCGACCCGGCCACCGGCGGCGGCACCTTCCCGGCTCTGACCACCGCGCTGCCGGCCTGGCCGACCAGCGTGCAGTGGGCGCTGTTCGTCGAGGGCACCTGGCTGCTGCTCGACGGCGGGTCGCTGGACCTGGGCATCGTCCGGGACTCGACGTTGGTACGCACCAACGACTACCAGCAGTTCTCGGAGATTTTCGAGAGCGCGGCGCACATCGGTTGCGAATCGCTGTGGATCACCAGCGCGGTCAACGTGTCCGGGTGCTTCGCCAGCGGCAAGCCGTGCGCCTGATTCCGGTCCCTACTCGTTAATCGCAAGGAGGAAGGACCAGGCTCATGGCCGGATATGTTCACGACAACGCCGCATCGGTACGCGGTGTAGCAGCTCGCATCACGCGCCTGGGATCCGACGGCGCCCCCACCGTCGGTTCCGCCTGTGACGTCTACATGACGTCCGGGTTCGTTCGGTTCAGCTTCACCCCGGAGTACTCCGAGGGTGAGGAGATCAGCATTACCAGCGCCAGCGGCGCGGTGTGCGTGTACTACAAGTCGCCCGATTCCCTGAAGTCCGTCAACACCAACCTCGAGCTGTGCGACCCCGACCCGGTGGTCACCCAGATGATGGTTGGCGGCGACGTGCTCACCGTGCCCGGCAACTCCGACTGCGCCCCCCTGGGATCCGCGGTCGAGGATGTCGTCGCGGTCGGCTACGCCGGTGGGGCCGTCGGCGAGGAGGGCGGCGGTGACGGTGTCGCCGTCGAGGTCTGGGCCCAGGCCGTCGTTGGCGGCAAGGCCGCGCAGACCTGCCCGTACTGGCACTACCTGATTCCCTACGGCAAGTACCGGCTGGATGGCGACCGGGTTGTGGAGAACGGCAACCTCGCCACCGTGTTCGCCGGCACCGGAGGCGGCAACGCCGCCTTCGGCCCGGGCCCGGTCATGGACCTGACCGGCGTCACCCCGGTGCCGCCGGACGGTGCGTTCGACTGGGAGTTCCCCACCTACACGGATCGGCCGTTCCTGTACGCCCGGTCCGCGTACGCACCGGTCGGGCTGCAGGGCTGCTACAGCAACCTGGGCGTGGCGATCATCGCCATCGTCGCCGGCACGCCGGCCACGATGGTGCCGGTCAACGCGACCCGACCCAAGGACCTGGCTGCCCTGCAGGACCTGGGTGCGCTGGGCAACACCACCGCATGGACGACGGGTCAGTACTTCGAGCTGCTGGACGACACGGACGCGCACTGGGACGGCAGCGACTGGGTGGCGGGCAAGGTCCCGGCTCCGGTCATCCCGGCCACGGGCGCCACGGCGGGCACGCCGGGCTTCTACACGCCGACCGGCGCGACCACGCCGGCCAACCTGGCTGCGCTGTCCACCGTGGTGGCCAGCCCGACCACCGCGTGGGTCACCCAGCAGTACGTCAACCTCGCGGACCTGTCCACCGCGTGGTGGAACGGCACCGCATGGGCGCTGGGCAAGGCTCCGGCCTGACCGGTTGACACGGACGGCGGGCGGCCCCGGGGAGACAATCCTGGGGGCCGCCCGTCGGCGGTTCCGGGAGGAGGCACCGAATGAGTGAGTGCAACGGCTGCTGGGTCGACTGGTCGGATCCGTTGGTCTACTCGCAGATCGTGACCGGTACACCCGATCCGGACTACGACGTGCCCGATCCGCCGGACGACACGGTGCTGGCGGCCATCGCGGTGGCCAGCGAGGTCCTGCTGCGACTCACCGGCTACCTGGTTCACCCGGCCGGCACCGCGGAGGAGGACTTTGTCGCGGCCCCCCGGATCCGGCGGCTGACGCCCAACTGGCGTCCGCTGCGCGAGGTCCTGGGGGTGGATCGGATCGACCGGGACTGCCTGGCCGAGCCGATCACCCCGCTGCCCTGCGTCATCGGTCAGGACGCCTATTTTTCGACCGCCCGGTGCTCGCTGGAGTACTGGATGACCACCATCTGCGGGTGCTCGCCCAGCGGGGTCGAGTTCATTCGGATGCGCTACCGGTTCGGGTCGACGGTTACCGCGTCGGCCCGTCGGGCGCTGATCTACCTGGCCCGGCAGATGTGGCTGCAGGCCAACCCCGGGCAGGGCGAATGCGAGTTGCCGGAGCGAGTGACCAGCGTCAACCGCGAGGGGCTGAGCTACACGATCTTTGATCCGCAGTCCTACCTGATGGAGCGCAAGACCGGGCTGCCGTCGGTGGACCTGTGGTTGGCCGCGGTGAATCCGGCCAAGTCGCTGCGGCCGTCGGGGGTGTGGACGCCGGACGCCCCGCCGGCCGTCAACCGCAAGATCAACTGGGTCGCCTTCGAGGATCTGGCCCTGATGGGAGTGCGATGACCGACAAGGATCTGGATCATCTCGCTGTGGTCAAGGCCCTGGCCAAGGCGGTCGGCGACTGCGGTTGGCGACTCGACGGCGAGGTCGAGGCGTACGGGTGGCGGATCACCCTGATCGCCATCCCGCCGTTGGCCCGGCCGAACCCGAGCCGCAACCGCTGGCCGCACGAGCCGGAGGAGCAGGAGGAGCCGACGCAGGAGGAACGAGTGTTGGACGAGGAGGGCCGATTCCGTGGCGCACAGTAGTTGGGGCAGCGGCTGGCCGAACTGCCAGGGCAGTAAGATCAACTCCGGGTTCGTGGTGTCCGGCACCAAGTTCCCCGGCGGGATGCGCTACGAGCTGGTCGATCTGACGTCGATGCTGGTCCAGGAGTGCAAGAACCGCGGCTATCGGTTCGGCACCAGCTCCGATCCCAGCTACGGCTGTTGGGGCTACTCGTGCCGGGCGATCTCCGGGTCGAACAATCCCTCGAACCACTCGTGGGGTCTGGCCGTCGACATCAACGCCCCGTCGAATCCGTATACGTCGCCGCTGGTCACCGACATGCCGTCGTGGATGCCGGACCTGTGGAACGAATACGGGTTCCGGTGGGGCGGCGACTACTCCGGATCCAAGGACGCCATGCACTACGAGTTCATGGAGTCCGTCCAGGCCGCCGCCGACTACACCAACCTGGCCCGGTCCCGCGGGCTGGGCGGCGGCAAGCCGCCGGACCCGCCCAAGCCGAAGGTGCGCACCTACTACCAGGTGCTGTACGGGACCTGAGATGAGCGCAACCACCGACCGGCACGCCCAGGAGATCATGTCCGCGGCGCGCACCCTGCCGCTCAACGCGGATCTGATGTACCGGGCCGCGTGGGTCGGGGTGACCGCCGGCATCGCCGAATCGTCCCTGCTGATGTACGCCAACGACGGCAGTTCGACGGACGTCAAGTGGGGCACCAACCCGCCGGAGCAGCTAACCCAGGCGGAGCGCGACGTCGCCCGGCAAAGCCTGAACTACCCGCACGACAAGGTGGGCAACAACCTGGATTCGATGGGGCTGTTCCAGCAACGGCCCGGAGCCGACTGGGGGGTGCCGGCGGACCTGATGAACGGCCCGGCCAGCGCCGGCAAGTTCTACCACGGGGCCGGCTACAACGAAGGTCTGATGGACATCGACGGCTGGGAAACGATGTCCGTCGGCGCCGCCGCGCAGGCGGTGCAGAAGTCACCACCGCACGACCTGCCGCTGTACGAGCAGGCGGCGAACACGGCCAAGGGCTACATGGATCGGCTCTGGGGTGGCAGCACGCCGATTCCGCCCCAGCCACCCCAACCCACTATCAAGACCTACTACCAGTCCATCTACGGCACATAGGAGGCACGGCATGGCCAAAGGAGCCGGCGGGGAAGTTGTTCTCGTCCACTTCCAGTTCACCGACGGCGGGTGGGGCGAGGCGAACATCCTGACCCGGACCTGGGCACGCGCCTCGAGCGACAACGCGCTGTCCAACCGGCAGTGGTGGCTGGACGTCACCAAGACGCCGTGGGCGAAGTGGACCGACCTGGCGTCGCAGGACGGCCCGTACGACCTAGACGGGGCGGTGGTCCGGTTCGGTCAGGAGGTCCCGTGGGGCGCGGCCGGCGCGTATCAGCCGGCGCCGTGGCAGGTGGTCCGCTGCGGCGACATCGACTACGCGTTCGGTCCCGGCGTGTTCGTCATGATCGACAGCCCGGACATGTACCACTTCCTGGCGTCTGCGCGTCTGATCAGCACCCCGCACGGGAAGGCTCCGTCGATCGAGGTGAACCTGCTCGACTTCATTCGTCGGCAGGCCCTGCGCGGAGTGATGGCCGGGTCGGAGGCCAGCGGCGCGGTCACCCCGATCCCCGGTCAGCAGGAGGCCGCCGCCGTGTCCGCGGCGAACGTCGAGGCGGAGGGGAAGACGCTCTGAGATGGCCGTCTACCGCCGCCAGGGACAGTTCGTCCCGGAGTCCGTCGCCGCGTCGTCGGTTGACACGGCGACGGCGGCGGCGAACGGGCAGACGCTGTTCCTGACGCCTGACCCGTCCACCGAGACGCTGTTCCACATGGCCGAGAACCTGCTGGAGCGGGTGAGGGCGTGCGCCTTGCAGCACGGGGTGACCCTGCCCGCGCGGCAGGTCGTCTACCTCTCGCCGATCCCGGCGGACTGTGAACAGGTGGCGGTGCTGTTCGACGGCTGGTCGCCCGACCAGACGTGGGACATCACCCTGCACTGCAATGCGTTCCGGTGGATGGGCGGGTTCTCCGTGGTCATCACCCGGTGCACACCGGCCCTGCCCGGGCGCAAGGGCACCGCGCCGAGCGTCGAGGCGATGCGGGCGGCTGCCCTACTGGCCAGCCGCGACGCCGACGTGTTGACCTGCGTGGTGACCAGCTTGGAGGAGATCGGTCCGGAGATGCAGATCGTCACCCAGGCCCCCACCGGTGGGTTTCAGACCACGGAGCTGGATCTGCGGGTGCCCTGCTACGGCGCGCTGGAGTAGCGATGGCCACGATCACCTACATTCAGAACGTCCCGTTCCCCAAGGATGAGCTGGTCGGCTGGAACTCCGAGTTCGGCCGGCGAATGAAGACGTCCGCCCGGGCGATGACCCGGTTGGCCAAGGACAACGCCCCGGTGCGGGAGGGGCGACTGAAGGGCTCGATCGAGCACAACCTGAAGGAGCGCCGACAGAACGCGCAGGGCATTTGGTACAACGTCGGATCCAAGGTCAAGTACGCGCTGTACATGGAGTCCGGCACCCGGCCGCACCCGATCCTGCCCAAGAAGGAGGGCGGGTTCCTGGTCTTCTTCTGGCCGCGGGTCGGCAAGGTCGTCCGGATGAAAGCGGTCTTCCACCCGGGCACCGTCGCCAAGAAGTACCTCGAGCGGGCGTTGGTCGCCGTCATCGGGCGGATGTTCTGATGAACCGGGGGGCGGTTGACACGGGCGTGGCAGGATATGGCCGGGCCACCCGGCCCGCCGATGCCGATGCGCTGGAGGTTTTCCGTGCCCCGCAAGTCGTTCCGCACGCAAGTCCGCACCGAACCGATCGAGTTCGACGTCAACGATCAGACGTTCCGCTGCCGCCCGGGGATCGCCGCCGGCACCCTGTTCAAGTTCGTCGACATCTTCGGTGGTGGGGACGACGACGACGACGGCAAGGTCAGTGCCAAGACGTCCCTGCACGCGGTGATGGAGTTCTTCCGGGAGGTCATGCTGCCGGGCGAGTTCGAGCGGTTCCAGGCGCTCATCGACGACCCCGACGTGGCCATCGCGATTGCCGACCTGGCCGAGATCGCCGGTTGGCTGAGCGGGCAGTACACGGCCCGCCCTACGCAACCGTCCTCATCCGAGGAATCCTCTCCGACGCCGCCTGGCCCCAGTTCAACGGATGGGCCGCCAGCCGCGGTATTGACGTTCTCGCGACCGGAGCCGGCACCTGTCTAGACCTGATCGAGACATGGCGTGAGGAAACCGTCATCGACCAAGATCATGAAGGCCGGGAGTACTACCGCAAGGAAATGGTCAAGCTCGGGCGGCTGATCGAGAACCTGAGCGACCCCACCAAGCAGGAGGAGCTGGCCAACACTCCCCCGCACCTGTTGAACCGGTAGGAAACCGTCATGGCTGTCGTCGGCACCGCGTACGTCAAGGTCCAGGCGATCTCGACGGGTCTGGCGGAGGAGATCAAGCGGCAGGTCAAACAGGCCGTCCGCGAGGCGTCCACCGACATCGACAAGGACATGGAGGCCGCCGGTCGATCCGGCGGCAAGGCGTACGGCAAGGGGTTCTCCGAGGAGGCGTCCAAGGGCGTCAAGGCGGGGATGCGCGACATCGTCGACGATCTCGACAAGGCCGACGGCGGCGAAGCGGAGCGGGCCGGCGGCGGGGTCGGCGAACGGTTCGGCAACGGGGTCAGCAACTCGTTCAAGAAGAACGTCGGCCCCAAGCTGAAGGCCGCGATGCCGATCATCGGCAAGGCGCTCAAGTGGGGCGCCATGCTGGAGCTGCTGCCGTCCGCGATTGGTGTCGCGATGGGCACCGGGGCCGCCGCGGTGACTACCCTGACCGCGGCGGTCACCGGGTTGGGGGCCGCCGCCGCGGGGGCGGGTGTCGCGATGGTTGCCGGGCTGGCCCCGCTCGCCCAGGGCATGGTCCTGATGAAGTGGGCGATGGACGCGAATGCCGACGCGGCCAAGAATCTGTCCGAGAACTGGAAGGGATTCAAGAACGAAATCGGCAAGGCCGTCGGCGCCAAGATGTTCGACGGGCTAAATATTGCCGTTTCCACCCTGAAAGATAAGTTCGTCGGCAACGAGGGCATCATGTCCGCGTTTCGGGAAACCGGCGACGTGCTCGGACTGGTCACCCGCAATATCGTCGACACCGCGACCA